CATAGAATGCGTTGTAATTACCTTAGTTGAGAAAGGGTTAGTCTAAAAGAAAATTGCGATTTTGAATTACCCTTGTGTCTTTGGCTAGAAGAACCTATCATTTTTTCCACCTACTTATTGGCTTATTGCTTACATGGAATGCAGATAATTTCTTTTTGTTTATCTTATATGGATAGATTGATTGAGGTTTGTCGTCTATCCATACATCAATTTTAATACCAACGCTTTTTACCGCTTGCATTTTAGCTACGCTTCTTGGTACAAAAATTATTGGAATGTCTAAAACATTTTTTATATCTTTGGATAGATGTTCATATCTTTTAGTGACGCAATAGACTTTGTGACCTGACGTTAAAAATAACTGTATAACTTTATTCCACGTCTCTGGATCTAGAGTATAAGTTTCGTCAAAATCTAATGCTAAATTCATTTAGATCCTTTAACAGCTTTATTAAATTCTGCTGTTAAGTTTTTATCAAAATTATTATTAACATAACCTTTTGCTATTTTATAAAAAGGAAATCTAATTTTGTATTGAACTGAGTCTCTAAATATCACCATTAATTTAAGTGTTTTATCTTTATGCTTCTCCCATACACCAGTCTTGCCATTGATAGTTAATATTTTTTGCTTCTTATTTTTAATATAACCTTTACCTCTTAATCCTCTAATATTACCAAATGCATTTAATGCTGGATTGTCTTTCATTGGCACACCAACTTTGCCCTTTTTAGTTCTTGTGCCGCCCTCTATTTGGAATTTCATTATCTTTGCCGCCCAGTCCTGAAATCCAAGCGTCCCAGTTAAATTCTGTTTTCTGGCTTGTATTCTAAAAAAAGCCTTAATTGTTTGGTCTCTGGGCCTATCTAATTTTGCCTTCATTTGTTGGCCTAATACTTTGTCTAAACCCTTTAACTTAAATGGAGCTATGCCAAGCGTTTTATTTATTGCCATAGCTGTAGCAAAAGGGATCTCATTTTTATAAACAGATTTAGTCCAGATACTTACTTCTTTTATATTATGTTTGACCTTAATTTTCATTAATCTTTTCTCCAATTTGATTTACATGCAAACTTTAAACCTGCTTCTTTTGCTGCTTTTCTCACTGTAGATGGACTGCATCCCAATGACATAGCTACTTCACGCGAGCTTTTACCCTCGTTAATCTTTTCTTTTAATTTATCTTTATCTATATTCATGTTTAGTATTTACAAATTTTCGTAGTATTTGATGACTTCATCAAGGTATATACGACACTTTTTTAAATCTCTTATATTCTCACCCTTATCTCTATGCCTAAATAAATACTTATGCACATTACCTAATGCATAGTCTGCAAAGCCCTTAGCACCTAATCTATCCCTTATTAGATCCCAGCACTCTACAATGCCCTGATAATGTTTTGGTTTGTTTACTGCATCATATTTACTTAGCATCTTTATTCCTTTTAATAATTTCTCTAATACATTTCAACTTAATTTTAGGCAGCGTTTTAGCGTTATCTATCTGATCCTTTAGCTGCTCAAGTGTCATACTTTTTAAGTAGAAATGTTCTGTTTTAGTTTTGCCTGTAGATTTATCTTTAATCTTCTGACTTGGTTTTAGTTTTATTGGCATAGCCTTGTTCCTCTTGTTAAATATTTGATCAAAATTATTATTAAATTCATTGTTAGTAATTTGCATTCCTCTCCTTTTGTCTCCCTTTCCATTCATTTGTAATTAACTTTGGTAAACGTCCCATTTATATTTATATCTTTTAAGGATCTCTTTACGCCTATATATGGATCTACAAACCTAAACAACTCCTGCACACTAAACAAAACAACGTCCTTATCCTTGCCGTGAATCTTCTTTAGTCCAGGTAGTTGTGAGTCATAATCACAAACAATAGCAACCTGGTCTTTAGCATATTCATAGCACCTGCAATCTAGCTGCAATTCTTTATAACCATTCTCTAATGCCTTTTTAATTAGAGCCGTATAAGCCCTTTCCATCATGGCCAGTCTATCCATCTTCTTTTTATAATGTTCGTTAGCTAAACTATCTTTAAAGATCATCTCAGCTTTACAGAACTTAATTTCCAGAGATACATCCACACATTTAAATAGCCTTCTTCTACCACCCCATTTGGCATTTATTTCAGACTCAAAAGATCTATAGTCTTTTATGGCCTTATTAAATGTTTCTTCTAAATAATTATTCATTTATAGGTTTAGTGTTTATATATCTTGTTTAATTTTTTTTAGGATGTGTGCTATTACTTCAATAGTCCATCCATTGCCAAGCATCTTATACCTTTGGGTATTGCTTACATGGTTCGTGTAATTATCTGGCGCTGTTTGCAAGCGTTCGCACTCAACAGGTGTTAGTTTTCGCCAGTAGACTTCTTGTTCTACAACCACGATATCTTTAGTTACTGAGGATATTGCATTTGATTTATCATCCTTTCTTAATTCAAGCATTTGTTTTGGTTTCGTTTCCTTCCAGGCTACATTTTTACCTTCTGCATTAACTGATCTTGCTCGCAACGCACCGCCTGTTATTACCTTTGGCTCTCTATGTCCACCGCCACAAGTTGTAAGCGTTGATGATTTGCCATCCTCTGAATAAACCCTTTTTATTTGGTCATGGCCTTTAATATCTACTGCAACGCCTACTTGTTTAGGTGTGTCGTAGGTTTCTTTCATTATTTTAGGACTATCAGACCTTGCTAATAATGATGGAGATTTGCCATCTTCTGCATAAACTCTCCTTTGCCTTTCATTATCTTTTAATATATCTCTTGGTATATCGTGTATTTTTTTAGGTGTGTCGTGGGTTTCTATGTACTGCTCTTTATTGCCAGCAGTAAGTGTTGGGGACTTACCATTTTCACTTTGGATTGGTTTTTGTGGTATACCTGTTGCTCTAAAACCATTGTTAGCTTTAAAGTTAGCTTTACTATTTTTATAATACTGAGCTTTTATAACGTGTGATTTTTCTTGTATGTTATCTAAAACATCAGATTCATTAGTCTCCAATATATCCCTTAAAACTATACCTCTTTGTTCAGGTTGTTCTATTCCAGGTATATTAGTCCAATAATATCTAACTCTGTTTTGTGCGCTTACTAAGGCTGAGTTAATACAGATAGGTTCAACGCCCATTTGCTCAGATATGACATCTAGGTATTCTTTTTTCATTCTTACATTTTCTAATAAAAAATATTTTGGGTTTAGCTCCTTAACACATCTAACAAACTCAAAAAATAAAGCACTTCTAGGATCATCAAATGCAAGCTGTTTACCAGCAAAACTAAATCCCTGACATGGACTACCGCCCATAATTAAATCAATCTTAGGTAATGTTGATAAATCTAATGCAGTAATATCTCCAACCTGAATAATATCTGGGTAATTAGCTTCACTCACTTTCATAGCATATTTATCAATCTCACTTGAATAATAATTATCTACTTTAATGTTAAGACGATCTAAAGCAATACGTCCACAACTCATTCCATCAAATAAACTTAATACATTCATACTTTTTCCTTTGCATCATTTTTGGGAGGAAGGATATATGCTACGCATATATATATCCCTTCCTTCCCTGCTAATCTTATGATTTTTCATTAATACTTCCCTCATTCTTTCCTGTAACTTCCCTGTTAGTTCCCTCTGTAAAATTAGGCTCTAATTTTTTAAATTTATAATCTTGATAGCCAACTTTACTTATGTGGTAAAGCATTCCGTTTTCTTTCATTGATCCAAACATCTTTTTATAATTTTCATACTTCATAACCTCGCCTTTAGTATTTTTGATTAGGTATTTTAAGTCCTTTGGCATTACAAAGACATCTTCTGGATTATCTTCATCAATCCTAAGAGCTAATCTATTTATTGCTTGTAAAACTAATCTCTGTTCTGGTGATCCTACTCTTTTTGGTTCAATCTTTTTATCAGTTTGCTTTAAATATCCGCTTGTTAAGTCTAAACCTTGCCCTATCAGCTCAACCTCTTCAAATATAAAATTCATAGACGACATACCTTGTCCGTCTTTATTAAGCGTCTGCTGAAATTCCACTAACATATCATCTTCCCTAACATCATTTCTTGTTACCTTAAATTCATAATCTAAAGAAGCTCCAATTACTGAAGATCCTCTAGCTCTTCCACCTTGATGTCCTGAGTGATGTACTAAGCATATTGCGCAGCCATATTCAGCTATCAGCGTATCTAATTGAGCTACAAAATTCCCAACATCTTCAGCTGAGTTTTCATTACCACCACCGCCAGCAAAGCATCTTTGAAAAGTGTCTATAACCAGCATTGATATCTCACCCTCAATAAGCACTACAGCCTCAATTTCCTTTTTTAATCTGTCAAAATCATCCTTATCACCAATCCTGACTGCCCTATCTGACAAGAATAACGGGACTTCTGTTAAGTCATACTGAGCCTGCTGCCAGGCTGCCAACCTTCGTTTTACCCCACGCTGACCTTCACCACAAATATAAAGGACAGGCTTTTTAGAGGTTTTTAAGCCATAAAACGGCTTGCCTGAAGCTATTGCACATGCCATTGATATTGCAATAAATGATTTACCACTCTTAGGTGGGCCATACACCTGTATTAATGATCTCTGCTCAATACAATCCTTAATTAACCACTCTGGGTTTGTTACCTGCTGCAATACCTTGTCTGCTCTGGTAAAAGTTAAAGATCCTTTTAATTTAACTTCTTCGCACTTTCTTATGTAATCCTCAAACTCTTGCGGATCTTTAAAATAACCATTAGCTGCTGCATCCCATAAATCATCTTTATCTTTAAAGTTATCTGGTATTGGTGCAACTTTCACCTTGCATCCATTTTGTTTTAAAAATGCTGATATCTTTTCAGCAACCTCTAAACCAGCCGCATCCTTATCTGGCCATATAACTACATCTCTGCCATAAATTTTAGACCAATCAGATTTATCCCATGAGTTACATCCACCATGCCAAGTACAAACATCATAACTATGTAATGTAGCTGATCCCTGACAGGCTTTTTCTCCCTCACTAATCAATACAGGCTTATCAGGGTGGTTGTTAGTTATAAATAATGGCATTAATCCCTCTGGCCTATTCATTGACCAAGAGCCGTTAGGCTGCTTTGTAAAGGGTGCATATTTTTGTCTTATATGGTGGCCTTCTGGAAATCTTAAAACCATAAAATCTTCAGAATATTTCATTTTAATTACAGCCTGTTTCCAGAGATCTACCATCTGCTCACGCGAGAATGAACGGCCACTACTTTTTGTAGCAGGGGAGCTACTACTTAAGGAGTGTAAGTGTGGTAATGGCCGTTCAAAACCATGCTGCTTTAAAACCTCTTCAACATTTTTACCTAAATGCTTTATAAGGCCAGCAACCCCAAAGCCTACGCCTTCTTCAAAATCGTAGAATTGACCAGTATCTAAAGTAAAAACCATAGATCCTTTATTTCCCCAACGCCATTCATTAGACTTGACGCTGGTTGGCTCGCCTAGAAGTTGTCTAGCAACTTCTGGCGCTATTCTTTGCCAATCAGTATCGTGCATATTAAAAAGGTATGTCTGAATCAGTTAAACTAGTTTCTTGAGAACTAGGAAATGAAACATTACCATTAGCTATTAATGGATCTTGGTCATCAAAAGTTGGCGTACCATTTTTATCTATACCTGGAAGCTCAAAATTTTCCCATCTATCTGCAAACTTAACAAAGTCCCAAGTTGGGACTATTAGCGTCCACTCTTTGCCTGTTTTTTCATTCTTATTTTTATCAATACGCTTGCCAGTAGATTTAAATGTAGGTAACTGCTTATTATTGTTGTTACGTTCATTCCAGAAGAGATCCAACATGCCCTGAAAGCCCTTAGCCTCGCCTGAGTAAAATCTTCTATAAAGTAATGGCGCTTCATAACCATGCACCATAACCCAACAGCTAAAAGCTCTTTTGTACCTCTCATCCCAATTTGCAATGCCTGGCATTTTAGAAGTTACTCCAGGTGCATCATCCCAACTGTATTGGTATTCATTCTCATGCCAACGCCCCCAACCAGTTGCTAGCGTTGTCCAATCAACCTGCATATATTCAATATCAATCGTTTCCTCTTTACCAACATACCAACACTCCTCACGGCCTCTATAGCCTAAATAAATGCTTTGTGTTGAATCATTCATGGTTTCTAATATATTCATCTCTCTTTTCCTCTCTTTAATGGATAGTTTTATCTATCTCGTTTATATAAATGCTTTCTAGCCTGCTATAGTTGCGCGCTAAATAGCCCTCAAAATTATCATCATTTATCAGTCCAAGCAGATCTAAAACTCTGTTTACTGATTCGAATTCTTTTCGGCAAAACTCTAAAAAATCATCATCATTTACTATGAACATTTTTTTAAAATCTTTTTCAAGTTGTCGCATATATCTATAAGCGGACACATGTATGTGCATTGGTTGTTTCTCTTCATATCACTAACAATCCAACCTGGCACAACAGCCATAATGTCTTTGTTGTTATATTTGTATATGAGAATAGGGATTAACTTATCACCAGCTGAACTAATTACCTGATCCCACCAAGCCTGCTTATACATATTGCTTTTAGAGTCACCATATCTTTTGCACTCGATTGCAAACTGGCCAATATAAATATCAGCTAAACCTTTGATATATGCCTGGTCTAAATTTCTTTTTGCTTTTCTTTCCATACCAAGATCCACAAGGCAGTCATTTAGCTTATTAACTATTAATCTTTCAAATGCAGCGCCTTTGTTTCTTGAATTAATCTTTTTCATTTTCTTCAATAATCCAAATAAAAATAAAATAACTACTTACCAAAGCTACACCAGTTAATAAAAAAACACCGCCTAAAATATAAAATAAAGTCTGCATTAAAACCTAGCTCTAAATAATTTCATTAATATTAAATAATTTTTGTCTGAGACAAATTTTAGATGGTGTAACTTATTTAACATTTTTCTTTTCTAATTCGTGTTGGCATATACCTAACTTAATTAAGAACTCGCCAGCTCCGTTAAGTTTCATGTAGTTTTGGTCTGCAAATTCTTTTAAAATAGTGTGCATATCCGTTGTTAGCCATAAAGCCTGTTTCTCAATCTTTTTTTGTGCTTTCATTTCTTATCTCTCCTTTTTAATATTATTCTCTTATTTATAGTTTTGCAATTACAAGTTTAGAAATTACATTTTATAATTTAAAATGAAGGGCATTACCAATAACTCTCCATACTCTCTCTCTCTCTTGGTATTTGCCCTTCTCTTCTAGTTCTTTCTTATATCAGTTCTCTTTGCATCCTGCTCTAACTCAATTCTAAATAAAAACAGATCTAATTCTGCGTTCTTATATTTTTCGCCCAAGCGAATCAAATTATCTTCTTTATGTTTTAAGGCTATTTTAGCCAGAGTTTGTTTATCCATTGTTAGTCTCCTTTATTGTTAATTGTTTCTGTCTCGATATTCAGCTAATCGCCATCCCTTGTTATAAAGTGCATTTTGTATTTCTGTCCATGATTTTTTTCCTAAATTTTCCATTTTCATAATATCCCATATTGTTTTTTGTATTAAATGACCAACAAGATAAACCCCATGTACTTTTAAAGTCTTGGTGCAATGATTGGTTAAATCAATCTCCTCAATTGGTCTCAGTAGAAAATCATTAAAAGAAATAGATGTAAATTTATTAATAGAATCTTTTTTTTCTTGTGTATAAATAATTTTTGTACTGATATGGTTTTGTAAAAAATTATTTCGTTGTTCTATTTTTTGTAAGGCTATTTTAGCCAGAGTTTGTTTATCCATTGTTAGTCTCCTTTATTGTTAATTGTTTCTGTCTGATAGTTCTGGCAGCCTTCCAGGCTATATCTTTAGTGCTGGCCTTAACTTCTTTATAGTTTCGCGAAGGCCAAGAGATTTCATAATTAGCCGCCTGAGCTTTAGAAAAATTACCCATGTGCATCATCAGTCTACCCATAGCTATATCAGCCATTTCGTTATATTTGCTAGCCATCTTTTTTAGCTCTACATATTCGTCTACATGGTCAATCTGCTTAGTATCAAATACTAACGTATCTTCACTAACATCCGCATCACTATAGATATGGTAAGCATCTTCACTAATGCTTATGTCGTAATAATCCTCTTCATTAATTCTTCTATTAAAATCCTCTACTAAAGGTTTAAGTTTATTTATAAAAGTAGGATCTTTTTCAAATACATAAGTGCGCAGATCCGTAGAATTATAAAGAATACAAATAATGTAAAAATCAGATCCTGTAACTTCACAAGAGCTTTGACATTGCCTTACGCCCAAATGTGGTGGCGGCATATCTTCTGGAAAGTCTCTAGTACATTTGCACTCAATAACAACAGATCCATTTAAGACAATTTGATCCTGTCCTTGAGGTAGATATATCCCTTTCTCTTTATCTTCTTTAACAACGTGATCTTTACACCAGGCTATTCCGTCCAAGCTCGCCTCAAGTGGTAAAAAAGCGTGTGATCTCTTTTCAGTTATATCCGCATCATATTCAGTAATACCTAATCTTTTGCAGCTCTTGTCTATTAAGACTGGCTCTAACAGATCCCCAATCTCTTGCCATGATGTTTGTTCAAACCTTACATTTTCTCCCCTTCTTGCCTTTATACAGTTTGCTAATGCCTGCTGCTTAGATCCCCATTTTGCCTCATCAAACAATGCCACCACTATTGAGCTAGTGCATATATCGTCTTTGGTTAATTTACCTACCATTTTATCTACTCCTTATAATTTTATTTTCTATTTCATTTATAGAGTTTCTAAGGAGAATGGGGTTTTTACCTACCAGCTCAATCCATACATTGCTGTATAGGTCTTTATAATAAGATTTGATAGATTGCACATAAACCTTTAAAATATCTGTCTGGCCAAATGTATTTAATGAAATAGATTTACCAGGTTTCCCAGATGTTTTAGATACATCAGATTTTTGTAACAACCTGCCTAAGCAGTTGGACTTGATATAATATATATTATGCGAACCATTAGAGCCATTAAAATTAAACTCTAGCTGTTGTGTCCCACTCCTATAGGCTTTCTTCTTTGCATACCAACTGCAATGATTGATACCAGAGTTTGTAGTTTCTAAAGAGTCACCTTGTCTGTTATTAATCATGTAGCCCCCTTATATGCTTTAGTTGGATTGATTACGTCACTGCCATTAGCAGATTCTTTTAATTCCCTATTAGCACTAAACATAATTCTATGACATTCGCTAATCTTGGTTACAGCTCCGTATGGACTTCTCTTTATCTTTTTAAGATCAGTTAAAAGTTCTTCTAAAACAGTAATAGCAGTTTCTAAGTGCATTGCAGATTCAAGCGGTATGGTTAAACGCTTGCTTGATTGAAAGTATGTCCTCATGTCTGTTCTCCTTTTACTCGATTTGATAATATATTAAAATATATATAATTTGTATATATAAAATGTGAAATTAATACACATATTAGTAGCAAACATTTAGGGTAAATCATTTAGGGTAATTGTTTGAGGGTATTTTATTGTGCTTTTTCCAAGACGTAAAAACCTTTGAATCCTTATAGCCATACCTGGTTTCTTTATGAAAGGCGGTAGTATG